CCCCGGTTCTGGTTTCTCTAATACCGCAGATGGTCCTCAAGCAGCTTTCCGTGCATTGATGGTTGCTGGTGTTCCTATCTATCCCGATCCCTATTGTCCCGAAGGTGAAGTTTACTTTGTGAACAGCAATTACCTGTCCATGTACATCCATGAACAAGGTTCGTTTGCTTTCACCGGGTTTGAATCGACTCTCCCCAACTGGCAGATTGGTTATGTGGGTGCTGTGCTGACTATTGCTGAACTGGTAAGCACCAAACCCAAAACCATGTCACGGGTCGGCAACTACAACTCGCTCACTCTGTAAGGGGAATATATTATGAGTCTTGGTTTGAACAAAATCATTCTTGCCAATGCAACCGCTAACACCCCGGCTGCATACTGGCAATTGGTAACGATTCCTGCAACCACTTCCGGTAATGTGGTTCCTGCTGGTACTTACATCATTTTTGGCACGGCTAATGTGACCATCAATGCTGTATCGGCAGTAAACGCAACTGGTAATGTGACTGCTGTTTCTTCTGTTTATGCTCAAAATACTGGTGGCTTTATTGTGTCTGATGGAGTTAGCGTGTTTGTCAATGCTGCTTCCACCAACACCACCGTAACGGCATTGACTGTTGATGGCGGTCAAGCTGCTCCTGGAACCTTTACTAGCTAATTAACATGACAACTATCTACATAACCAACAATTCCGAGAAGGCTTTCAAAGATGGTTTTGAAGGAAAATTCTATGAATTTGCAGTAGGGGTTCCTGTTGAAGTACCAAAGGAAGCTGCTGTTCATATTTTTGGTTATGGGGTAGAGGACAAGACACCGCACTTGGCTCGCCTTGGGTGGTGTCAGTCGTCCAACGATTTAGAGGAATCTCTGAAGATTTATGACCTTTGGGAATTTTCAACAGAGAAACCTCAACCAAACCACACCCTATCCCCGGTGGTGGATCAAGTACCCTTTCCCAAACGGGGAAGGGGAAAAGTCCTTACTGAAGCTGCATGAACTTATGGATATTAAATGGCTACACTTAATAGCTATATCACCGAAGTTCAGAGATTGTTGCATGATGCAAACGCAAATTTTTACACAACGCAACAATTAACGGATTACATCAATTCAGCCAGAGAACGAGTCGTTCAGGATACTGGCTGTTTGCGGGATATTGTTGTCACTCAAACTCCATGCCTTGTAACCAATACAATTGGCGGGGTTACTCCATCATATCCCGTGCCTTGGGCAGCTAGTACCGCATACGCTGCTGGCACTTTTGTCTTTTCAAATATTTTTACTTACCAAGTGACTACTGCTGGCACTACCAGTAGTACCGCCCCTCCGTACCCCGGAAACAACATTAACAATTACTCTAATTACCCACCTAATACCGAATTCCTAAATGGTACTTGTGGATTAACTTATGTGGGTAATGTAGAAAATGTTTCCTATGCTGCTTTGACACAGATCATGGGATCATCCCCATTGAGTCAATTTGCCGGGTATACGATTCTTGATATTTTGAATATCAATCTGTATTGGGGGAATACTCGGGTTCCTTTGGATTATTTGGCTTGGACTGACTTTAATGCCCGTCTGCGTTTTTGGCAGAATTACATTGGTCGCCCTCTTGCCTTCTCTTGTTATGGTCAAGGTCAAATTTACCTTGGTCCTGTTCCTGACCAAATTTATCAAATTGAAGTGGATTGCATACTTTTGCCGTTGCCTTTGTCATTAAGCACTCCAACGGTTAATGATGTAATCAATGATCCGTACACAACTGCTGTAAAGTTTTACGCTGCTTATCTTGCCAAGTATTACGAACAATCATTTGGTGAAGCTGAAATTTACAAGCAGGAATATACCAAGCAGATTGCATCTATCGTAAACACGGTATATACCAGACGCATACCTTCGGTGTATTCAAGTTAATATGGCATCGGCTGAACAGAAAAAATCATATAAGGTCGTAAAACAATTTGCCGGGTTAAATACCAAGGCTAATCGTACGGCTATTAAAGAAGAAGAATTTAGCTGGATTGAGAATGTTCAGCCAGTTGGTTATGGAAACCTAAAGGTTCTTGCTACATCCACCCTTATTACCGATAACACGGGAAATGTGGTTGTTTGGTCTAGCGTTCCTACCTATACCAATTTTGTAAATCTGAACCTCATAAATTATGTTGTTACTTTTCAGGCAAACGGTGGGGCAGAGTATTTTGATGATATAAACAACATTAAAGGAACGATTGCTCCATCTGGGTTCTTTTCTTCATCTGGTGTTACTGTAACCCAATGGGAAAACCAGTATATGTTGATACTGGACCCCAACCAAGGATATTACTATTGGGATGGAACTAATTTACCTATATTTATTGGCTCTGTTGGTGCTATTGGTCTTGTTTCTGGTGGATCGAACTATACAAGCGCACCTACCGTTACTATATCGGCTCCAAATGATGCAAATGGAGTACAAGCCACGGCTGTATGTACTATTTCTACTAATGCTGGTGGTGTTGTTGGTTTCAATATTACTGCCATTGGTAGCGGTTATACATCTGTACCCATTGTAACAATTGCAGCACCAAACCTCTCTAACGGGGTTCAGGCAACTGCTTCAGCCACTATTCAGAGTGGTGGGATCGTTGCTTTATCCGTTACTAATATTGGTTCTGGTTATACGAGCCAGCCTTCCGTAAGCATTACTGGTGGTGGAGGCTCTGGAGCAACGGCTAATGCTGTTGTTTCGATGGGTCAAGTAAGTAGCGTATCCCTAACTAATGCAGGAACAGGCTATACCCAAGCACCAACCATCACTTTTTCTGGTGGTGGAGGCTCTGGAGCCAATGCAATAGCCCAAATTAACACTTTTGCTGTTGGAGCAATGGCTGTTTCCGTTACAAATGGGGGTTCGGGATATTCTTCTGAACCCACTATTACTATTAGTGGTGGTGGTGGAACAGGGGCAAATGCAGTAGCAATTTTGTCAGCAGATACCATTACTCAAGTAATTATGGTTAATACTGGCTCTGGTTATACCAATACTGCCAATATTACGGTTACCGTTTCTGGTGGTGGAGGAAATGGGGCGGTATTAACCCCTGTTGTAAATACGGATCAGAATACTTCAATTGCAACTTTCTCTGGTCGAGTATGGCTTTCTCAAGGTAGAACCATTTTTTATACAACACCATTGTCCATTTCCGACTTTACGAGTCTTTCTTCTGGCTCTGAAGTGATTTCAGATTCAACACTCATAAAGAATGTAAACGCATTGGTGTCTGCAAATAATTTCCTCTATATTTTTGGGGAAACTAGCATCAATGTATTCTCTGATGTATTGGTTCAATCCAACGGCACAACAGTATTTACTAATACCAATATCTCTGCATCTATTGGAACGAAAAGACCTAATACGATTTTCCCTTATTTCCGTTCAATAATGTTTATGAATGATTATGGGATTTATGCTTTGGTCGGTTCTACAACCACTAAATTGTCTGATGCCTTGGATGGTGTTTTTAATAATATTGATTTCACTAACCCGGTTTATGGCGGTCAGGTTGTTATCAACAATATTCTTTGTGCTGCCTTTAATTTCCGGTATTTTGACGCTGTATTTACGAATAGTTATCGTTTTATACAAGCAGTTTTCTTTGAAAAGAAATGGTTTATTACCAGTCAAGGTGATTCCATAAATATGTTTGCCTCACTTCCCGATCAAGGGAAAATCAACATTTATGGAATATCTGGTAACAATTTATATGAGTTGTATTCAAATACGACTGCAAATGTAAGCACCATTCTTCAAACAGCCCTGTTTCCAATGGATGATCCAATTCGTACAAAACAGGCATTAAAGTTTGGAGTAGAGGCAACCTTGACTCAAGGAGCATCTTTTGATGTGACTGTTGATTCTGAATATGGGTCAAGTCCTGTTGTGGTTTTAGCCAACCTAATTCCTTGGGTGAATAACTCTGGAACTATTGTTCCTTGGATGAACACATCCTCGAATGTTATTGGATGGAATTATTCAAATGGTTATGCTTTGTATAAAAATGATGCACAGCAATGGGGAAAGTATGTAGGTTTAACTATGACCTCAAGTTCTCCGCAATTCACAGTAAATACTTTTGAATTTGAGCATGAATTAAGAACGAGGTTCTAAAATGAGTTTACCTATCACTATTCCATTTACTTTTGGCTCTGCAACCACATCCATTCCGTTATCTAATCTGGATAGCGATTTCTCAACTATTTATGCTGCCGTAAATGGTATTGGAAATGGGTCTGTATCGCTTGCAAATGTTTCCGTTACTGGAGGTTTGGTTGCCAATGTAGCCATTTCAGGTTCAATTTCTAGCCCTGCTGTATTTTCAACTACATCAGCAGCCACTTTGACCCCATCCGTAAATACTTATAGTCAATACAATTTGACTGCACAGGCAGCTTCTTTGTCTATTGCTGCTCCCACGGGAACTCCTTCCGATGGGATGAAAATGACTTTCAGGTTTTTGGATGACGGAACTTCTCAAGCAATTTCGTGGAACTCAACATATTACGGGGTTGGAATTACTCTACCTACGGCAACTACCGCAGGAAAAACCACCTATATTGGATTGATCTATAACGCAAACAACACCCGTTGGGATGTTATTGCGATAACTACGGGTTAAGGATAATCATGGCTAATTGTGCTGTTGTGAATAGTTCTACCAATATTGTCGAAAATATTATTGTTGCTGCCCCTACGGACACTCCCCCGGCAGGAACTTTTTTGGTTCCTATCTACACCACGGATATTAACTGGCAATGGGTTGATGCCAATACTGGATTTATTAACCCTAATCCCCCGGCTATTGGTGCATAAATGGCAACATATTATTGGGTTGGCGGTTCAGGAAATTGGAATACAGCATCATCAACTAATTGGTCTTTGACCTCTGGTGGTTCCGGTGGGGCTGGTGTTCCGAGTTCGTCAGATAATGTTATCTTTGACCTGAATTCAGGCAATGGAACAATTACTGCCAGTAATGGTAATTGTAATAATCTTTCCAATATTTCAGGAACTAACGGAAGTTTTCTTGTTTTTAGTAATGGATCAACCTGTAATATTTATGGAAGCGTTTCTTTATCGTATTTGCCTTCTGGTGGTGCATCGTTTAGTTTATTGTCCGTTACTTTCAAAGCAACTTCCAGTTCTCAAACAATAAGCACTCCAACTGGAACCGGATTTGCATTTTTGACATTCTACGGTAATGGTGGAATTTGGAATTTTTCGACCCCGTATGTTAGTGCCGGTGGAATTACTTTTTATGAAGGAACAATAAATACCAATAATAACAATATTACAATTGCAGAATTTAACTATTCAAATGTAGGAACTTCAGCCCTTAATCTAGGAACATCAGTTATTACCTTGAATAACGGTTCTGGTGGTAATTTGTGGAATATTCCAAGTTCAACTGGACTTACATTATCTGCTGCTAGTTCAACTATTGTTTATGACAGCGTTTCTCCAAGTTCACCTTTAGCGTTTTATGGCGGTGGACTTACTTATGGAACTTTGTCTTTTGGTGGGTCTGGATGGACGAATGTTTCTATCTATGGAAATAATACCTTTTCCAATCTAACCTCAACCATAACTACTTTTTCTTATACGATTTATTTCAATAATTCATCGACTAACACTATTACAACTTGGGGTATTACTGGAAATGCGTCTTATCCTGTAACAATTGCATCATCTGCATCAACCGTAACTCCAGCTATTCTTTCAATTACCAATCAAACCGTTGGGATTGATTATTTAATTTTCAATACAATTAAATGTTCGTCACTAACCCCTATAACCTTTTATGTTGGGGTACACAGTATTTTAGAAGGTCCGACTTACGGAATCCTTCCTTCATCTGCTGTTGCACATCAATATGTGCATATTTTGGTTTCTGGTACAAGCTGGACAACTCCTTCTAATTGGAATAATTCCAATAACCAAATTCATCTTTTTGGGGGTGGTGGGGGGGGTGGTGGAGGTCGCTTTGTTT